TGACAACTGTTTGACTACTAAGAATCAGCAATGTCCTGTGTGTGAACACAATTCTACTTTGTGGAATTCAGGCATTGAAGCTAACAAAGAAATTGTACGCAAACAAAAGCGTAAATTGAATTACATTGCAAACGTATACATTGTCAGCGATCCAAAACATCCTGAGAATGAAGGTAAAGTAATGTTGTTCAAATTCGGTAAGAAAATCTTTGATAAGATTACCGAAGCAATGAACCCTCAGTTTGAAGATGAACAAGCAATCAATCCATTTGATTTGTGGAAAGGTGCTAACTTCAAGTTGAAGATTCGTAAAGTTGAGGGTTACCAAAACTATGACAAGTCTGAATTTGAATCTCCATCAGCACTGTTGGATGACGATGAAGAACTTGAAAAGGTTTGGAAATCAGAACACGCTTTATCAGAATTGGTCGCTGATAAAGAATTTAAGACCTATGATGCTCTGAAAGACCGTTTGGAAAAGGTCCTAGGGTTGAATGGTGAGAAACCTATCACTAAGACTACTGTCGAACAGATGAAGTCTGCACCTAAGAAACCTGCGGCTGAACCTGATATGGCAATGGCCGATGATGATGACATGGCATATTTTGCCAAGTTGGCACAAGATTAAACAAAAGCTCCTTTCTCAGAACTTTGTTTAGACCCCGCTTATGGCGGGGTTTTTTATTGGTTAAGCGTAAGAATTAGATACAGCAATCATGTAAGACGATTCAATCATTCTAGATAATGGCATTGGTATGTTTTCGTTTGGTTTTTCTTGTTTTCTGGCAGAGCTAACCACAGTAGGTTGTGTAGTTGTATTTGTACCATTCAATTCTTTTTTAGCTACTGAATTCTTCAAATCATTAGCCTCTTGTTGCTTTTGGTCCAATGCTGCTAAATCTTGAACTATTTCAACCGCAGACTGAGGAGATTGTTTTGAACGTTCTGCTTTCTTTTTGAAATACTCATTGTATCCAGGTATATTTTTATCAAAATACCAAGGACCTAAAGGATTTTGTTTTATGACCTCAAACATTTTTTTTGCCATAACATCATCTTCTGTATCAGCACCCGGTGCAGTTAAATTTCTCCAGATTTGAATGAGATGTTCTTTAGCGGCATTCTTCATGAATTCATTTTTTTCTTCTTCTCCTGGTAAAGGTTTCTTCCAATTTCTAAAGTTTTTTATAAATTCTTGGTAGAATTTTCTTTCTTCATCACTTGGATTATATCCACCTTTTATATCTATCATACCGAGTGAATATAATTCAGCGTCACGCTCTTGTGCATTGTTTAGTGGTGTGTTTGCAGGTAAATTAAGATTTTTAATGTATTCATCTTTTTTACTTTGTTTTTCGGCGTCCATTTTTTCAAGAGCTATTTTTGCTTCTGGTGAACCCAAATCTGCTTGTCTTTTGATAGCATTTCTTGTTTTCATTTCAGTGCCAGCTTCATCATTGTCTGGTTGAAATCCACCATAAATGGCCAAAGGACTCCAATCCTCTAGGCGATTTCTTGATTGAATTGCTGCTCGAGTTCTATCTATATCACCTTTTTTTGCAAATTCATCAATTCGTCTATCGGTGTCCGCAGTTATTAAATCTTGAAATTTTTTAAACAAATAAGCTTCAAACGCAACAAGTGATGCAAACACCAATAACTCACCAAGTAAACCAATTGCCATAAATTTTTTTATTTTATCAAGTATCAAGTCATCTATTTTATCCGTAAAATTTTTAACTTTTTCTTCAAGACTTTTTATAGTTTCTTCTATTTTATCTTTTATACCTTTAACTGTATTATCAATACTTTCAACCAAATCATCTAAAAATCCATTTTTCTTTTCTTTTACAGGTATGGCTGTGGGTTGTTGTGTACCTACTACACCTAAAGCTTTCAATAATTCTTTATGTCTTTTCTCATCATTTAATTTGTTACTTTCTTTCAGATTATTTTCTTCTTCCCTCAACAACATATCTTGTTCATGAGTTTTCTTCATAAATGTGAGAATTTGTTTCAATACTGTTTTCATTCCAGCAGTATCTTCCTCATCATCCGTTCCATCTTTGGTAAGTTTTTTATCTTTTCTACCAATTGGTTTTGCACGACCAGCAAAATACTCAATATCTTTTTTGGAACGACCAAATAATCTACCATACAATGCAGGACCTAAACGAGAACCAAATGTCAAAAACTTAACAATGTTAAGTGGATCAAATTTCTCTTTGATGCCTTTTATTCTTGCCTGAGTTTTTAAACCAATGGCACCTGTAATAGCAGAGCCGAATCCTTTACCACGAACCAATTCATCAGCAATCACATCTCTAAGTGATTGCTTTCTTACTGTTCTAGCTTGTTGATAATTTAATTTATTATCCATGGTTTACCTTTTTTAATTCTTATCAAACATTGCTCGTATCATAGGACGTGTTTGATTACTATTTTTTAAAATATATTGATTGATTTCCGAAATTGCTGGGAACAAAGGGTCATCCCAGTTGTGCCGTAGTTCTTCTGCCTCATCTATATCTTTGATTTGTTTTTTTATTTCTTGTATGCGGATTTTCCAATAGGCTTCAGATTTTGCCTCGACTTCGGCAATACGTGCATTTCTGGCTTTTCTTTCATCTTCCATAAGTTCTCTGTTTTTAGCCTCTTCAAGTTCTAATTTATTGGCAGCTTCTTTTTCTTTAAGTCTAATACGTTTACGTTCTAGTTGTTCTTCTGTAGGAGGAGGTTCGGGTTCTTCTTTAACTTTTGTTTGACTTATTGGATCATCAGCTAATTTTAGTGTTTTTTCCCATTTTTTTCGCTGACGGTCTTCCTTTTCCTTATTACTCATCAACTCACCAATATTAATATTATCAACACCACTATTCGTTCTTTCGTTAGTATGTGGTAGTATAGTTGGTTTCGACTCAACAGCAGGCGCAGCAGTGAGTGGTTTAACAGATTCTGGTTTAACAAGTTTTGGTTCTTCCACTTCATTTTTTGCTAAAGATTCTGATGTTTTGACTGGTTTAGATCCAGCTTCATTAATCAATTCAACGAATCGTTTAGTTAACCCTTGTTTTTTAATTTTAGCTATTTGCTCGTTCCAAATTTTACCAGAATCATCATTATACATTGGAAATCTACCTTCGTTTGACCTGAACATCAACTCCACAGCATCTTTCTGTGCATCAGTCAAATTATTATAAGATAAATCACCTTTTTCACTAAGTGGTGTAAATTTATTATTGCCATTTGAAACATTTTTTGTTTCTTTTTCGGGTTCTGCAGGTTTTACATTTAATTTATTTTCAATTGGTTCTTTAATTGGTTCAGGTTTTTTACTTTGTGTTTGGTTTTGTGTAGTTCCTGTTTCTAAAGCATGTTTCGTTCTTTGGTCTATACGTTTTTCAAGAGCTTCTTGTCTGTTACCACCAAACTGTTTAATATTGCTTCCAAATGTCTTTCCAACATTTTTTTTATCATACTCAGACATTTTGTTTATAAATTCTTCTGCTGTTTTTGCTTTTAAAGCACCAGAATCTTTTAATGATTTATCAAAATCCTCTGAACCATTTTGATTCATTCTATCAGCCATGTAAGTTTGTACTCTTTCGTCCGAAGCTACATCTGGATTTACACCAGCATTTTCTAATTTATGTACTGTGGCGTCATAAACGTGTACTTTATACCATTTTTTCTGTGCGGCTAATAAATGTTGAGGATTAGCTTTATTCCATTGTTCAACAAATTTTGGATTATTTCCACCTGGACCAGGATCTTCAGTAATTTTTTCGTTTGGATAATCTCTATTAAAATCTGATATAAATGAATCTAAACTAGATACTCCTTTACCGTTTTTGCCTCTTCCTGAATTTAATCCAATAAGACCTAGTGAATGAGTGTTGTTGGTGTCTTTTACAGATTGATAAACCTTTTTTAAAACATCTTCTTCATTTTTAGGATTTGATTCCATTTTAATGGTTTTTGCCCAAGCTGCATCAACTCCAGTTAACGCAATAGTAACACCAACAACAGATTTAATGACAGAATTAACGCCACTACTACCCGAAATTTTTGGTGTTTGCTTTGTTGTATGTTTTGGTGTATGTTTTTTATTTTTTGTTTTATCTGATTTTGTTATATCTGGTTTTGTTTTATCTGGTGGAGGTGGCGGTGTTTTAAGCTTAGGTTTAAATTTACTCTTATTTTTTTTGCCAGCCAAAGCATTTATAATTTCTTTATTTCTTATATCTTTTTTGTGCTCTTCTTCTATTATATGGTTTTTAGCCATTTCTTGATGTAGTTTTTTGTCTGCATCTATAGTTTTCATCATTTTATAAATTTCACCGAGATATTCGGTAGAAGTTTCATTATCTTTGGTCACCATTTCAGAAGTAGGTTTTTTAGAAAACAAACTTTTTATCACACCACCAGCTTTCTTAGAAACGCCAAGCAAAGATTTGGCAGCGGCGCCACCCAATGAAAGCTTTTTGACCGTATCTTTTGTTTCTGGTGTTGGTTTTGTCATTTTATTTCTTTAATCTCTCTCTCATCTTTTGGTTTTCTTGCTCTATGTACTGAACTAACATTGCAATGTATATGTCCCTTTCCCATGGCATCATATTATCCAATTCAGTCAAACTATACTTATGATGTTGCATCATTGAGAAATTTGTTTTATAGTGATTTCTCAAATCGTCATGGTGAAAGGTTATACGAAAAAACTTTCAAGTCCCTCTACTCCAAATGAATGATGGAAACCACATTTACCACAAGTCATTTCAACCTTTTCTTTCATTTTTGGTAAATTATTAAAAAATTTCTCAATCTTTTCAAATTGTGTTTGATTTAGATTTTCAACAAATTCTACCAATTCTTCGATAGGTGTTTCTTTAGCATAATAGAATTGTTCACCGTCATAAATGTGTTCAATACTACGAGCCAACATATTAAAAGTAAGTTCTGTTTCATTTACAATATTAACAGAATCTTTAATAATACCAAATTCTGGATATTTCATTCTGATGGAAAGTTTTTCGGTTAATTGAATGTCTGGTGATATATTTTCATCCATCTGAACCTTAATGTCCAAAAGATTAATTTTACTTTCCATAATATTATTACATTCTTTTTCATCAAC